GTACATCGAGTGTTCCAATGAGGTAACTATTTCTTGTCACTTGCAAATCATCCACAATCGATACGTTTCGAGACTCTAATGTGGTGGCGAAAGAAGCATTGGCTTGTACATCGAGTGTTCCAATGAGGTAACTATTTCTTGTCACTTGCAAGTCTTGTACAATCGAAACATTATGGGCTTTTAATGTAGATGCGAAAGAAGCATTGTCACTTACATTGAGTATGCCGGTCAGATAACTATTTCTTGACACTTGCAAGTCTTGTACAATCGAAACATTATGGGCTTTTAATGTAGTTGCGAAAGAAGCATTGGCTTGTACATCGAGTGTTCCAATGAGGTAACTATTTCTTGTCACTTGCAAATCCTCCACAATCGAGACGTTCTTAGCTTTCACTGTAGATGCGAAAGAAGCATTGGCACTTACATTGAGTATGCCGGTCAGATAACTATTTCGTGTCACTTGCAAGTCTTCTACAATGGATACGTTTCGCGACTGTAGCGTGGTTGCGAAAGAAGCATTCGCTTGTACATTGAGTATGCCGGTCAGATAACTATTTCGTGTCACTTGCAAGTCTTCTACAATCGACACGTTCTTAGCTTTCACGGTAGATGCAAAAGAAGCATTGTCTTTCACCTCCAGGGTACCTTTCAAGTAAGTATTTCGTTCAATTTGAAGGTCTTGTTGTACAGATACATTGATGACATCTAAATGTGTGATAAATACATTTTTCTGAAAAGATGCATTATCCATGGTAAGTAGAGACCGCTGGATACGCACATCTCTAGAAACCATGAGATCCTCTTCGATAGAAACATTTTGTCCATAGATATGAAAAGAAACATTCAGATTACTTCTACAATCGACATCGCTGAAGTATGATCTACCTGATACGTCCAAATCATATTTCCCATTGGGTTCGCGTTCAGTCGCAATAGCCGAATCATATCCAACCGTCAACTTTTCATTAATTTGACCATAGTTAAAATTAAGGAAACCTGAGATGATCATTTTTTTTATTTCTTCAATACCTATCAATTTCTCATCTAGACCATAAATATCTTTCACAACTAATGTGGTCATTATAAAAATACAATATTTTAACGAAACTAAAAACGTTTAAAGAATTACAGTGAAGATGTAGAGATGGAAGACAGAACAAACCCTTACAATAGTAAGAACAGAGAAATTACCTTACTGGAGTTGGAAACATTATTTCAGTCTTTTCATATACACTACAAGGTGAACAACATTAATTTATTTAAGCGTTCATTTGTACATAGGTCGTATATCAAAATGGACAATATGCATTTTCAGAAAGTCTCGAATTGTATGGAATTGAAACAACATTCAAATGAAAGATTAGAGTTCTTAGGGGATGGTATTTTGGAAGCCATAACCAAGCTGTATTTGTACAAACGTTTTCCAGATGCAGACGAAGGGTTCATGACTGAGAAGAAAATTTGTCTCGTCAAGAATGAACACATTGGAAAACTCGCCTACAAGTTAGGTCTACATCAATGGTTTGTCATTTCTCGTAATGCAGAAGAAAAAAAAACTCGAATTAATTACAAGAAGTTAGGCTGTCTTTTTGAAGCCTTTTTAGGTGCGTTATTCTTAGATGCAAACCTAAACTCAGTAGAAGATGTAAAGTTTTCTCATGTTTTTAATGTAGGAGTTGGTTTTCAATATTGTCAGTTGTTTATAGAGTACATCTATGAACATTTTGTCGATTGGAATGAAATACTTGAAACAGACGACAATTTTAAAAATATTTTACAGGTAAAAATACAAAAGGAGTTTAAAAGGACCCCTCATTATATCATTTTAACACAAGATGATGATATGCGTTATCACATGGGTGTATTTTTATGTTTGACGGACAATATACATATCCTTAATCCATCTCATGCAAAACCCTTTGAAGAGATCAAGACCTTTGACCAGATACGATTGGATACCCATCCATTTGTGTTCCTTGGTTCAGGCACACATAAGATCAAGAAAAAGGCGGAACAATTGGCATGTTTAGATGCTCTTACCAAAATAGAAAAATACGAGAACCAACGGAAGGATAAATAAGAGGTTGAACGTGGATGTTTAATTTCTTCTTTTAATGTATGCCCCCTTCAAACTATTTTAAAGTGAAGCCTTCTGAAAAAGCTCCTTTTCAGTATCCAAAAATAAGGATACAAATTGAGCGAGACAAACAAGGTGTATATCAAAAATTTAAACGGCCTGCACCAATTCGCATCGACATTCCTATCAAGATAGGAAGACAGATTGTGTTGGAGAAAGCAACCGTAGAAATGACACTAAAGGAACCAGGAAAGAAGCGTGAACCTAGAAAGACCAAACGAATGGAAACCCTCGTCTTTGATACAGACGACGAACTTGTACAAAAATATAAGCACTATCTAGATATACCGCATCTTGAAATAAAACCCCATTATTTTAACAATCGATACGGTTTTTTCAAAGACATACAAGCCCAGATTGGGGATATACATTTATCAGAGGATACGGCTTCTTGCACGAGCAAGAATAAAAATAAGCCCTTTGAAAAGATGTTACATCAAGAAATCGTCAACCATTATTTAAATACTTATACGCCTTATAGAGGGTTGCTCATTTATCATGGTCTTGGATCAGGTAAGACATGTACTTCTATTTCTCTCTTGGAGGGTATGGTGCAAAATAAAAAGATTTTTATCATGACACCTGCATCTTTGCAAGCCAATTATCGTACCCAAATGAAATACTGTGGTAACCAACTGTTTCGCTTGAAACATGCTTGGAAATTTGAGCCGGTCGAGGCGACGAAGCGTTCCTCCATTTATACCTTGTTTCAAATTGATCCAGAAGATGTCGTCGGTCATCCTTTCACCACCTACTTGAACAAGGTGAAAGGTGTTTGGATGGTTGAAGAAAAGGGAACACCAAATTATGACAGTCTTTCCTTAACCGAAAAAGACCAAATCAACCAGCAGATTGGTCTGATGATAGACTTGAAGTATCATTTTATTAACTATAACGGTCTCACCAAGGAAAAATGGAAGAAGGTATACAAACCAAGTGACAAACACAATCCTTTTGACAATAGTACGATTGTGATTGACGAAGCACATAACTTTGTTAGTCGTATCAAAAATAAACTATCTTCTAAAAAACCTTCACTATCCAAGGAGCTTTATCATTACATCATGGATGCAGAGAACGTGCGAGTAGTGATGTTGACCGGTACTCCTTTTATCAACTATCCTTCTGAACTAGGTGTATTGTTTAATATGATTGGAGGTTATACCAAAGCGGTGGATTATACCCTAGACCCCAAGATCCCTAATCTCAACAAAGCCTATTTTGAGAATATGTTGAAGAAAGAAAACAGTATTGATTTGATGGAATACAAGGAGAGTACCAAACAACTGCGACTTTTAAAAAATCCTTATGGGTTCATCAAGGATGATCAGGGGAAATTGGTCTATGAGAAACAAGGACCCGGTCAGGAATACTTTCAAGATTTTATGGAACGTATCGAAACTGGATTGAGAAAACAGGATGACTTTAAAGTAAAAAAGAGTACGCTAGTCAAGTTCAAGCGATTTCCAGACGACGAAGAAGAGTTCAACAACTATTTTGTCTCGGCTACGAATGAAATGAAATCCAAACAGTTCTTTCAATCTAGAATTGTGGGCATGGTATCTTATTTAGGAGATAAGCGTGAGCTCATGCCTGATATGGTGAATACCCCAGAGGGTGAACCCATTCACATAGAAGAGTGTAAGATGAGTATGCACCAGTTAAAATACTATGCGAAGGTTCGAAGAGAAGAACGCGAACAAGATATCAATACAAAGAAAAAAGGAAAAACCAATGCAGATGATCCCGATGCAGGTACGTCTTCATCTTATCGGTTTTTCTCTCGTTCTGCATGCAATTTTGTGTTCCCTGAAAGCATGCCTCGCCCGTTGCCTGGAGTAAAAGAGGTACCAAGAGACAGTGAAAAGCCACTTGAAGGCATTGACTTAAGTGAAGTGACAGAAGAGTTTGGCGATGCTGCCTCTGATATGGACATGATGGACAACGTAGACGGTCTATATGATGAGACAGATGTTATCGACCGAAAGCAAACGGGTAAAATGAAGATCCTGGATGACTACAAAGAACGTATGGAAAAAACCATCCAATATTTAAAGGATCATCCATCGGAATGTTTCGAGTCAAACCTGAAAAAATACGTAAGTACTGCAACAGATTTACCTGATGTCTTGAGTGTCTATAGTTCTAAATTTAAGAAGATATTAGAAAATCTCATGGACAAGAACAATCATGGTTGTCATTTGCTCTATTCTACTTTTCGTACATTGGAAGGGATTGGTTTGTTTAGACTTGCCATGTTGTACCACGGGTTTAAAGAGTTGAGAATTAAACGAGACAAAGGTAATTACAGTCTAGACATTATCAGTATGTATAGTCCGTCCGAGTATGTAGAAAATCATTATTTCTCCCTTTACACGGGTACCGAGACGGTGGAACAAAAGGAAATCATCCGCAACATTTACAACAATGAATTTAAGAAAATTCCACATCATTTGCAGACCCAACTTGCAGAATTATTCCCTCAGAAGACCAATTTACACGGTGAGATCATTAAAGTGCTCATGATTACGTCCTCGGGTGCTGAGGGGATTGACCTAAAGAATACTCGTTTTGTACATATCATGGAACCTTATTGGCATCACGTGAGGATCAATCAGGTGATTGGACGGGCACGACGTATTTGTAGTCATTCGGACTTACCCAAACATTTACAAACGGTAAAGGTGTTTCTTTATTTAACCATTATTGGTGCAGAGGTTAATCTTGACCAATTCTACGAAATCAAGGCTGCAGACAATTCCATGACGACCGATGAATCTCTCTATGATATTATGGAGAGAAAGACGCGTTTGTCTATTAAATTTCTAGATGCATTGAAAGAGGTGTCCATCGATTGTGCTCTCAATCACACGAATAAGGATAAATGTTATCGATATCCTATGCCCACGACCAAAAATATCAAAAGCCGAGATACCCATCTCATGAACGATGCCGATTACAAAGATACGGCCATACGTGAGACCAATGCTCCTGCCGAGACAAAAGTCAAAATAAAGTTATATGCAAAGAAAATCGCAAACAAAATGTATGCACTTGACCAAAGTAAAACCCCGGTCGTGGTCTATGATTATAATGTGTATAAAAGTTCTAAGGCCCTTGTAAGACTTGGCACGGTACAAGAGGACAAACTTGTATTGGATTAATCATATAAAGAGGTCATACAATAGTATGTAATGAGCGTAGATACTCCTTTCTTCTCGTTAGATGGTTTTAGCACATCTGCCTTGGTGGTAAAAGTCTATGATGGAGACACGATCCATGTGGTATTTGACTACATGGGAAAGATGTTTAAATGGAATTGCAGAATTTCCCATGTAGATACACCTGAGCTTCGTACGAGGAACTTGGAAGAAAAGAAAAAGGGATATGAGGTTCGTGACAAGTTGTCTGAACTTATTTTGAATAAAACCGTCAAATTGGATTGCGGAAACTTTGATAAATATGGTCGACTGCTGGTAGAGATTACCGTCCCAGATACCCAAATACGTGTGCATGAATGGCTCATTCAAAACGGTTATGCAAACCCTTATGAAGGAGGTACGAAAAAGAAGTTTGAAAAGACGGAAGAACCTACGCCTATGCCTTAAAGATATTTAGAAAACTGAAAATCCCAATGAACTTGTTGAAATGATTGTAGAAGATGTCGATGGACAGCTATCCGAAATCTCTGCAGATGTTAAAAGATAAGGAGACACCTTTTCGTATTTATTAATAAGGTTCTTTTTCATGGTATCCGATGGGTCATAATCAAACTTAGGTGTATTGCTGCATTTGGAGAAGGACCCTGAACACATAGGACGAGGAAGACTGTTTACTGTTGCGTCGGTAAGTGTTTCATTCAAGACGTTTAAATAACTTATATTCGGCATAAAGAGATTTTCTTTTTTTATACCGGCTACCTTGATCCCATAATCTTCTGGAATAATCAAATCATATCCATCTTTATTGATTTGGGTAATCTTACCTTTGTAGTAGGTTTTTTGATTAACCGATACTTTGGGTAAAGATTTCAATGCATCTATATCTTGGTTGGGTTCATTGATCTGCATGTTCCCTTTGTATTTAAAACGTTGTATATCGATATTTTCAGTTGGATGGTTCAGTTTAAAAATACTTTCTGGATTTTTCCTAAAATGATCTTCTAGAAAGATGGAATCGAGAAGTACAGTTCTTCCCAATAAGAGTTCATTTTTTACGGTATTTTTTTCTAGAAAGGCATTCTGTGCTTTTTCCACACTAAGGTAACAAGATGTATTCGAACCAACCAATTTCCATGGGTTTGTAATAGTGCAGTTCGACGTATCATACACAACAATTTCAGTGGCAGGTCCCAATAGATCTTTGGACAAAGAACTAACCCATTCTTTGTATTCAATTCGGTTTGTATAACTTCCACAATTCGAATAGGTTTTTCCACTCGTATAAGATGCATTTTCTTCACTTTTCATCATGTCTGGTATTTCATTCCCAAAGATATCTGTACAACTTATTTTTCCACTGCAAAAAATGCTTTCCCCTTCTTTACAAGAGGGCTCCATATACCTGTCCACTGCCAATACTTCTACAGGTTTGTTTGTAAATATCGGCACCAACTCCTTTTTCTCCAAAAGGTTCAACTTGTCCATTATGGTTGAAAAAAAACTAATGGAAGCAGCTGGTTTGATTTCCAATGCTGTCTTCTTTGCCAACTCCAAATCACGATTTGATTTGTCAATCTTCTCTTGTATCAACAATTCTTCTATTTTATTCATAATTATCACCTTGTAATTTTTAATAAAATTAGAATTGTCATAACCTTGTGAGATAAGGGATAAATTACGTTTTTTAGTGACTATCATATTATTTTTTATTTCAAACCCGGATCTGTAAAAGGTCGATACCCTACCATAAGATGCAGCGGTTTTTTTATAGACTAATTGTACTTTAGTTTTCAGTTGTTCTATTGCGGACTTAATTGTTTCAGTTTCGGGCTTTGACGTGTCAAAATTTAAATAATAGTCATTCCTTTGTTTCATGGTTGGGTTGCTGACTTTATATTCTGTACCGGTTATACGATCGATCTGAGAATATATTTCTATTAATTTACGATAATCATCATAAAAACTTAATTGAAAAAATTGTAAAAATTCATTACCTCTTTGTATAGTCTCTTCATCGGTTAATTTTCTTAAGTATGCATTATTTCCTTTGAGTGTATCTATAAATTTTCTGTTGTCTAATACAACCATCATATCTTGGAGTATCTGCATGTTCAATTCTTTCCAGAAAACCTTTGCATCTAACAGAGCTTGAAAATCCTGTAATTTTATTTCAAATATTTGATTCGGTATACCGAGTTCATCTTGCATAGGGGTAAATCCTTCCCTATAGATAGAAAACAAAAGGGTAATGAAAAACACCAGAACCACCCACAACAACATCAACATCTATTATAGTAGTAAAAGCCTTTATTTTCGACAAGTGCCAAATTTACTTCCACATTTAAAATCACTACAGTAGGGCATGGTATTGGGACATGTGTATTTGGTGTCTTGTAACACTCCGGTCTGTCCGCAACAGAGTGAGTCGCCTATTTTGGTTCCAAAGTCAGCAATACATTTGACGGGGTCAGTTGAAGTGGTCGTTGTATTGTTCAACCTAGAAGCATCATTTGCACTACGCATGAGTGTCTGAAATAATTCGTTCATGTATTCTGCATTTACTCCGTTTACTCCACCTGAATTCTGCGTTACATCACGGTTGTCTGACTCTCTTTTAGAACAAGCAACTTTTAGTTTCGAGTCACTTACATAGTCACACTCCAATAAGTCCTTCACCTTTTTACGACCCGTTTTATCTGCGTTTAGGTCGTATTGGGTAAAGTAAAGCGGGTTTTCACTGATTTGATACCGATTGAAACTAAAGTTAGGCGTAAACCCAGAACCATCAAATGCATCTCCTTCTTTCGTCATATTTTTTATTCCGCCTTCACATTTAATATCTTTCAAACTATTACCACTTACGCAATAAGGATAATACAAATTGGTGTTATCATTGTCTTTAAATGCCAACTTCTTCATTTCATGTCCAGGATCACACGTGAGCTTACCTATACAAAAATTATAACTGATATCCTGTCCAGGTCGGTCTTCTTTACTTTGTGATAGAAATGTGTTAATATCATCAAATTTTATATCCTTTGGTTTTTTCGTGATTGCTTCAGTATTATAAGTAATTATTTCGCCGTGAGGTCCTTTTACTTCTTTTAGAACGCGGTTCACCTCAATTGTATTGAGAGGATACTCATCTCTGTAGCCCTCTTTTAATAAGTCTTTTACGAAAAACTGACTAATGAGAGGAATAACCACAAAGCAAATGATTAAAAGGATAATAATGACCACAACATCGTTTTTCATTTTCATATACTCTATATTTTTATTTTTTGTTTCGTTGTAAATAATCAATCAATTTCATTTGGGTCTCTAAAATAGAAACTAACATCTCGGATTGTTTTTGTACCGTTCGTTCGATCCGTTCTAAGGTAGGGTTAGGTTTCTCCAATTGTCCGGGAGAATGAATGAAAGGCTTATCCGAAAATACTTGATTGATTTCTTCTTTCCTTCTCTCGTTTGTCTTCTCGAGCAACGCACTCAGGTCCTGCATAGGTTTATCTGGTTCACGAGTAAATTCAACCGGAGGTGGTTTGGGTGGTTGTAAGAGTTTATCATATTCTTTTTGTGTCTCTTCAAAGGAAGGAGTGATACGAGTTCTAAACTCTCTTAAAAACTGTTCATTCTTCACTTCAAGAGTCTCGTCTTTCTTATCGTATTCTTTAACCAATTCCTCAAACCGCTTTTGAACAGAGGGTAACACAGACGAATTTAATGTATTAAATATACCTTGTTCAATACATTGTTTCCATAAATAGGCCTTATTCTGTTGAGTATTCATATGTTATACTATAGACTTTCACATTTAAATGTTTTATTTTGAGATGACACGATTGAAATAAACATCTCGATACTTTGCAACCTCGTCATCTCGAATACGTGTACGGTTGAACAAGGTTAGTTTCTTTTTCTTTTGCAACAGATGAATGATAAAATAAAGTACATACATTCCGCATTCGCTTGTGGTCGTTTGATGGGTCTTGTTTCGGTTGTCTCGGTATTTCAAAGTGAGACCCATTTCCTTTCCTTGTTTCTTTAGTCTCTCTGCCAAGATGTTGACTTCCTTTGTTGGTGGATTGCCTGCTGAGTCAAAATAAAACAATACCTTTTTTTTCAAGTCTATCCACATGCAGACCCAGTGAGACCCATCTCGATCATGACTATCTAGGTTCAATACAATACCGATTTTTGTTTTACCTTTCTTACGATAGGTATCTAGGTTTAGTTTACACAAATCTTCGCTCACACAACGGTCCTCGATTTTTGTATCAAAATCCATTGGAGACGCATGGATATAGGCAAACTCTGGATAAACGGTTTGATACTGTTCCAGCACTTCATCAATGTCTTCGTTGGACAACCATTCTCTATCGTTGGTTTTCCATTCTTTAGGTGGTACAGGTGCAAAATACTCTTTTGTAATGTGTTGTGTGTTGTTTTTTTCTAATTTTTCCATCCAACAAACCTCCTGATCACATTCTTTCATGTTTTCACGCAAGGCTTTCCATATCTTCTTTGTCTCGGTAGGCAAAATCTTCTTCTCCGGGTATTTGTTATTCCACAAGTCGCGTAATTCAATGAGCACGCTGTCGTTGTAACACGTATAAGACTTTTTTGTTTTTCTAGGATGACAGCTTAATTTCTTGAAGGATTTCATCTATAATTATTCATTTTATTTTTTTTCAATACGGTCAAAGAGTTCCTTCATCGAAGTTTTTTTAGAACGCATTACGAGACGTTTATCTTCTTCTATGTATTGTGGAACGGTCACCTCTATCGGTGGTCTTTTTGATCGAACCTCCTCCAACACAGACGAGACAAAAGTAAGGAAAGCTTCTTTATGTATAAGATATTCTTCTTCTTTTGTCTCGGTCTTGACGGATAACATTTTTTGAAAGACCCTTGTAATCTCCTTTTTGTGTTCTTGGATATCGAGCATCTTATTAGACAAGATAGATTATTTATTCGACTGTTTTACCTCATCTTTTTTTTCATTTTTCAAATGTTTTGTTGAAGCTTGTCTATAATGCAGACGTGTCATATTAAAAAAAGGACCAGTCTCTTTCTGACTAACGGACCGAGACACCGCCTGAGTGATACTATGACCGGGGTCAGGCTTGTAAGAGGAATACATGTACAAATCACTATTTGTCTCGGGTACATAGACCGCTGCATCTGCTTTTTGCAATCCTGCAAACTGAGACCTCAACGTGGACTCCTTATCGATCTGTTTCGCGTAATAGTCTACCGGTCCTCTGGACCCAGGATGAAATGTCTGTTCAGTGGAATATTCCTTGTATTGGTGAAGTGGTTCGGTCGACCTATCCACTTCAGGTGTGGTTTTAAAAAGTGTGTATTTTGTACTGGTAGGCCTCGGGTCATACAATGGCTGTAATGACTGAGACGCTTTTACACGATCCATGATGCGAACATTTAACTCGTTGTCATAATCTATATTCATCTATAC